CAGAATCTGCTTGGGTTGGGTGCGGATCTCGAATACGCCGATGACATTCGATTCAAGTTGGCGTCCACGGAAAGTCTCAGTACCACCTGTGTGTTCCCAAGTAGCAGGTATGCCGACAAGATCAGGGTGGTCAAACCAACCAACGCTCTTTAAGTGGTTGTAGTCATCAGGTTCGGTTGCTTCGACCTGGAAGCTCACTCGCTCCCGTTTGGATTTATGTTTAGGCACGATACTCACCACCGGCTGCTAAGATCATGTGCTTGAACATTCGAGCCCATGTGTCATTCGTCTGACCGCTATCAGCACCGCGGAAATCGTACATCCGCATCGCCAGTACCATGACGCAGTTTTGCCAAGCCGCAGGGACATCGTCGGAGCTGTCTCCAAAACCGGACGTGTAGTTAACCCAAACCGTTCCGGGCCCCTCTGCCAGTGTTGGGGTATCGCCTTGGAAGTAGACGGACCTGTTACCAAGTGATACCCGGTAATTCTCTGGTGGAAGCACCTGTTGGGTTCCATCTGTGTCCAGATAGCCAATTTCGGTGACTGCCTGGATCGGCCCAAATGGCAGATGAACCTCTTCTCCCGATAGAGCCGAGAGTAATTCGCTGCCAATCGTTAAAGTGCGAGTTTGAGTAATCAGGGAGATACTGCCCTGCTTCTCGACTTGATCTGTCGCAGCATGAACGTACCCGCCACTTCCTAGGATGATATCGTCATCCTCAGAGTGTGTGACCTGGATATGGTTCTTTAGAACGGCTGAGCCAACAGGTATCGCTTTGTCAGAGTCGCCGAAAGGGAACCTATCAACTAGAACGCTTGTTCCGGTGACTTTTGACATTTGTTGGGTTCTTTCTTCTTACGCGGTCGCCTCACGAACTCTGCGACTTTGCCTTCGACCATTGCCTTTGCTCGAGGTTCTTCGAACGTTGCGACAGTGTCTTTGTCGTAGTTGTGAAATCGACGCAGGAACCGAACAGCTAGGTATTTTCGCATTAATGCCGCCACAGCAAAAGTAAAAGAAGCACATCAGAGAAATGGGTTACCAGGGATGTTTTCTCTGATGTGCAGTTTGTTTAGCTAAGCTGGGTTCGTCTTAGACGCCCCAGGTCAGCTGTTCGAGGTAAGCGACGCTCTCGTTGTGCCTCATTAGCGTGTCGTGCTCGACGATCAGGCGGAAGGCAGCAGCGTCTTGGCTGAACGCAGCTTGAACGTTCGTACCGTCGTGGTACGCAGCTTCAAGGGACACGTTCAACTCGAAAGTGTCGGTGTCAGCGATGATGAATTCGCTGGCGTCGACCAAGTAAAGCTCCGAGCAGTCGTCGGTCGAGTTGACCGTCAAGTTGATCGGAATTTGAGTCGTGGTCTTGTAAGGGAAACCACGCAATTGACCACGAGCCATTTCTGGGAATGCGTAGTTTCCGTTTCCATCCCGAAGATCCATCAGGAACCGCTCGGTTCGCGGAGCCATCAAGAAGTGCGGGTTGAGCATTGGGCAGTTGGCATTTGCCAAAGCCAAGATCAACTTGCCGATGTCGTTGGTAACGTTGGCAAGGTTGACGGTTTGGTTTGCAGTTACCACCTGCGTTGCGGAATCTGCATCGGCGAACGCCTTCAGACCCTTTGGAACTGTCGCTGAACCAGCCGCACGGATAAACGTTGCGTCTTCCTTGAGCGACAACACCTTGATGATGTCATTGCGAATAATCTTGTCACTCGCAGGGCTCGAGTGCCGCATCAGTTCGCCGGATTGAATGACCATCGCAGTCAGCTTCTTGGCTGCAAGCGATAGCGGTTCAGTGCTAACATCGCTGGTTGCGATGTTCGCCATTTCCGCAGCGTATGCAGCGGTGGACGCCGCACTTTGGCGAGGCATCCGCATATTGCCGTTAGGCAGCGGAAGTTGATTGACACCTTCCATGTTCCGACAAACCGTGCGAGGTCGCAACAATTCGATCAATCGGTTGCTGTGGTTGGTTGGCAGAATCGCAGGGTTGGCTGATTGCGTTACCGCCGCAGCCAAACGATCGTTTCGATACTGGTCGCCAGCGACACCTTGACAGACCGCGACAAGCGTGTTTCCGCTCATACGAGCGATAAACGAGTTCCGCATGTAGCAGGAGATATCGTGATCGAGTTGCTCAGCCGTAGGCTCAGCTACTGTCACGTCTGGGGCAGGGTCATCGCTGTCGGCAGAACCCAACTCGCGAGGCTGCACTGAACCCGTTTGGCGGATGTGTTCTTGACGCTCGGCCTTTTGGCTTTCGAGGTCGGAGACTTCGCTTTGCAAATCTCGGATCGAATCGCTTAGCTCTGTGGCTTCTTTGGCCTTGCTCTTTGCTTCTGCCTTTTTGGCCGACAGTGTCTCTTTGTCTTCGTCGCTCAGATCATCCTTCGCTTCCAGGGCGTCGATGGAGTCCATCGCGTCGTCAACAGCGGCGTAGAGTTCTTCGCGTTCTTTGGCTTTGGAGCTTAGGTCGCGACGCTTTGAGCTAAGTCGCTGGTCAAGCTTTGCAAGTGATACAGACATCGTTTTCTCGATTTCCTTGTTGTCTTTTGAATGCGTCTTGTCGCAAAGGCGACCAACAAGCTCTGTTTTCGGATATGAGTTCCGGCAACTGTTGACATCGAGGGTCTGATGGTTATGTTCTAAGTGCGTTTGCTTTATGTTTTCTTAGGTATAGAGGGACTTTGCCGTGGTCTTATTTACAACACTAACAGCCATCTCAGCGATCATTACTCTGCTCTGGATGTGGTTCTCCAGACAGGAGTTGCTACGCGAGTTGGATAGAGCCCACCAGCTGACCCTTGACTACGCAGGGAAGATGAAACGTGCTCTACAAGAGCTGGCAGAACAGAGAAAAACTAGCCAGGATATTCCGCTTGAGAACGTAGCCTACGTTTCGTTGGATGAGGGTCGCTTCATTGAGATAGGGTTTCAAGATGCCGAATCAGCAGAAGCTACTCTTGATTGGTTGGGTAATCGATTCGGCTGTGTGATCGGTTTTGAAAAGCAAGAGGGTGGGCGTCCCCGTGAAGACAACTCACCCTCTGCCCCCGTGGCGGATCAATAGGTCGGCCGACGCTCTATGCGTGCCGTCCTTGTACTCTTTTTGGTGGATGCTCGGTTTTGACTCAGCACGTCAGCTAGCGACCCTACTTCGTCAATGAGTTTTACCTTCACCGCTTCATCCGCCCACAACATCTTGCCTTGACCAAATTGCTCAAGGACTTGGGCTTCGTCAACACCCCGGCCTTTTGCGACCGCTGCGACGAACTTCTGCCCACATAGATCCACCCGTTCTTGGAAGTAGTTAATTGCTTTTTCGGACATCTCTTCTGCTGGGTGTCCGAGGTTCTTGTCAGGCGAGATAGCAGCACGGAATACCTTGACATCGACACCAAGATTCTCGTAGTACTTAGCGTAGTTAGCCACAATGCACTGCACACCGAGTGAGCCGGTTTCGCCTGATGGCATACTAACGATTCTGTTCGCCTGAGATGCGAGCCACAGCCCCGCAGACGCACAACAGGGGTCGACCACTGCGACTACCTCTTTGGGGCTGCTGGAGATCAACTCCGCTGTCTCTTGTAACCCTACGATCTCGCCACCGGGCGTGTCAAAGACCATGACGATTCGCGTCACATTTGGGTCGTTGATCGCAAGTTGTATTTGGTTGGAGATCCCAATGTAACTCGAGCCCCCGGAAAGCCATGCCCAAAAATCCAAGCGATAGCTGAGCGGACCCGAAACAGCGATCAAGGCGTCTTGGCCAACTACGTGCAAGTCTTCGTCTTGACGACGTCTACCCTCGAACTGAACTGAAGCGTCTTCTTGACTGAGCATACGAACACGAAGGGCCGCACGCTCGATACAATCTTGGTAGTATTCTTGATGAGCTAGAATCAATCGCACAGTATTGCCTCAATTTGTAATTTGAAATCCGGTAGGGCGGTCTTGGCAGAATCGAAAATGTCGTAACTGTCGAGCTTACTCATGTGCTCGTGGTAGGACTTCGCAACAACCCCTGCTAGCACAGCATCGCTCTTGACCTTCTTGGCTAGTTTCTCACAGGGCATAAGAGCCTCTGTCAGCCTTGACTCTTGCTTTTCCCAAAAGGGCTGAAGCTTCCCTTCTACTATTTTCGGGTCTTGCTCTCGCCACCGATCGATTTGGGTTGTCGTAATGGCGTGAATTCTATTGACGGCATCCTCTGCCATCTCGAGTACAGACTCACTCAGAAGGTCAAAGCTCGAACACCCATTCGCAGTTTTAGGCTGCTCGCACAGAGGTGCCAGCATCTCAGCCAAAGCTTCTTTATCAAAGGTGGGCATTTCGGCTTTTTCGCTATCGCCCTTCGCGTTCTTCAAGCGATCGCCCTGGTTGTCGATATTGTCTAGGCGTACAGAGCCACCTGGAATAATCAGGTAGTCGCCGTGCTTGCCCTCGATCGGGTTCATGCCTACGTCACGTCGCCAATCATTGGCGGATGCCGCACCTGATTCACGCATCATCTGCCATGTCTTCGCCTGCATCTCTGGATCGCCACGAAGCAGTCCATCGATCGCGATTTCGTAGATCAATGGCGTGTCGAAAGCTTCCTTGAGTTTGCCGCTGTCGCTTTTGACATTGAGTATCTGGCGGTTGAGAGATTTCTCTACCCGAACAACAAGATTACGCAGAGTCACCATGACGAACGAACGCAGCATTGCATCTGCGGTGGCGAATTTGTTGTCTTGGTAATCCCCAACGATCGCTGGAGGGACGCCGTACATAGAGCAGATGCGATGGGCGGTGTATCGGCGAGTTTGTAGGAACTGAGCTTGTTCCGGGGCGATTCCAATTTGCTTGTACTTCGCATCGTCCCACAGCACACCGATTTGGTGGGCTTTCTCATTGTGGACGCGGTTCAAGTCTGTTCGGAAGTTGGCACGCTTTGTCTCGTCGCTAATGTACCCGGGGTGCTCGACGAACCCTGCGGGCTTGGCACCGCTTTTGAAGAAGTCAGCACCATAGCGTCGAGTGGCGAAGTCTATACCAATCTCTTGAGCACCGGGGAGAATTCCTGGCGATATGATGCCGTTGGTTGATCCGAACCCAACGACATTGAGCATGTGGTGGGGGCTGAGGAAGGTTAGGTGCTTTTTTCGCCAAGTAGGGTCTTCGAACTCCGGAGCACCTTTGTAATCATGGGCTACCTGCCAATAGAGGTCGCCGTTAGCGTCCCTCATTGGCGTGACGCGAGATGGGTGGATTGGCCATAGTGCGATTGGCATATCGCTGGCATCACGTTGGATCTCGGCAAAGAAGTTGCCTGAGTTTACAACGCGAGCCACCAACAACTCCATGAACGTGAAACTGTCCATTTCGTGATTGGGTTGGTTTACCAGCAAGTCCCAGGCAGGGCTTTGAGGGTAGCTCTCTTTTCGGTCATTGGCTCGCCGCATGATCGCAGCTGGCAAACCAGCAGTTGTTTCAGCGAGTGCTTTTGTGCAGGCGAAACAGGTGGACGATGTTAGAAGGTTGGCTTCGCTGACATCCTCGCCAGCGAGCGTCCCACTGGAATTCCAGGTAGACGAATTACCCCACCAACGAGATTCACCATCTGAAATGATGCCCCCAGTAGGTGCAGACGTAAATATGTTTTTGAGAAATGAAAGTGGTCCCATCAGATACCTTGGCGTAAAGACGCGGGTGGATAGGAACTACTTTCGGATGTAGTTATCCAGGTTACCCCCAGACGCCACTAGAACTGTCTGAGTACGCACCACTTTGCGACACGGGCGGGTCGCAGCAGTAGCCTACTGCCATGACATCTGCGACCAGAACATCGATTCGGCAGTGTGAGTTGCCTTTAGATAAGTAAGTGTTCCCGGCCTTGTCTGGCGGATGTAGCACTGCACCTTCTACGGCTCGTGAAAGTAGTGGGTTGTCGCCGTGAGCCAGCTGCCCTTTGTAGACAAGCTCGGAGAATCGCTTGCAGGGTGGCGACATACTTACAGCACCTTGCCTGTGGGCGACGCAGGTGTAGCCTTGCTCTTCGATCTTTGGAATCCCGAAGCTCTGATAGTTCGGGTCATACGCTATGGCTACCACTTGGAACAGTTTCAGGATCGCAAGGATCTCGTTGATGATTTGGGGAAAGTCGACCACACGACCTTTACAAAATCGAACGCACCCTAAGTCGTCGAACAAATAAGGCTGCTTCGCATGATGCCGATATGGGAACTGCTCAACTTCCTCACGTTCGGTTATTTGCTCATCAGGTAGCCAGGCCCATGTCAACAGATCGATTCTAGGATTGGGGACGTTGATAAACTGCGTCCCTGCATCCCAACTTGGAAACGCGAGACCAAACCCGACAAGGTCGCCACCGAATGAGAAGTCGAGCCCGCCGAAGCAGTGTCGGCCGACAAGGTTTTTTGGTTGTACCTTATGCTTGTTTGCCACCCAAGCGGCTGTAGATATCCAACGACGACCTGAACCTGAGACGATGTTTAGATTGAGCTGTCGTGTCTCAGCTTCCTTCTCTGGTGATCGAGACTCCTCGATCTTTTTCATCAAGCGGTCCATCGGGAAAACCACGTCAACACTTGGGTTCGCCCGTCTAACGGCGTGCTCGGTTCTCCAGTCTTCGTTGGCTGTCGCCTCGCTGAACTTCGGTACCTCAGTGCTCAGGGGTTCAACGGTAATGAAATCCTGGAACCTCTTAGCAGGCTCTGCCAGAGTGACAGTTACGTTCTGCTGCCCATTGTCAATGTGGCTGAGGTCGAACTCAATCTCCCCGGTATCAATTGGTTGCTCTAATCGCGAGACTGGGATTACTGTTGAGCCGGGAAGGACGTCTTCGGTCGCGACGACTTGTATAGGTTCCGCCGACGCGACGAAAACCATGTTCCGCCAACTCGACGGACGCTCGCCTCGCATCTGTGCCTTAGCCTCGTTGTGAATCTCAGCCCAAATGCTTCCATCGCCCAGGCTTGGTCCGTAGGTCGTGATGACGCCTAACAGTGGTTCTGGTCTAGCTTGCCCTGCCCGCTCCATGACGGTGTAGAGTTTTCGATTAGGGTGCCGGTGTATCTCGTCGACCAGCGTGCAAGAGCTATCAAGTCCGTCGTTTCGGTGTGCGTCAGCTGAAAGAACTGCGTAGAAGGAACCACTGTCGTGATGGACCAAGCGGGCACGCGAGTCAACGATTGTGACAATGTCAGATAACGTATCGCTGCCACGAACCATGTGAGCGGCTTCGTCGTAGATGATTCGAGCTTGGTTGCGGTCACAAGCACATGAGTACACCTGAGCTTTAGGTGTACCATCGCCAACTAGCATGTAGTTAGCCAGAACACTTAGTAACGCGCTTTTTCCATTTTTTTTGCCAATCGCACAGTAGAGGCTCTGGTATCGACGTAGGCGGGTTGTCTTGTGGACCCAGCCATACAGCGGAGCTGCGATCTTCCGCATCCAGGGTAGGAACCGGTAGGGCTTACCATCTAGGGGGGCTTTGGTGTGGTAGAGAAACGTCTCGGCGAACCGCATTGTGTGGTCGCCACGACCGACATGAGCTACAGCTTCAAACTCATCCTCGACAGAGATGCGATCACCAGTCGCAGTTTGCCAACCGCCATCGATCCAGTAGATTGGTTTATTGTCGATGTCTCGAGATAGGTCGTAGATGAAGCCGTGCTTCATTGCCTCGAAGTCGAGCGGAGTCTCGATCCACTCATGCCACCCTTGCTCAACAGCTTGTTCGTACAAGGGTGAGGACGTTATTTCCTCTGGCAGAGTTGGTGGAAAGTACCAGTCTGCCTCAAAAGATTGTTGTAAAATCGGATTTTGAATCGCCAGCATCGCCACGGTCCCAGCTAGTGTTTAGTTACACTGCTGGTTTTCGGATACTGACTGAAGCTCACGCTCGAGACAAGCAAGCTCTTCGAGCCATTCTGGCTTTGGCGGGATTTTGCTGGCGAGGTACCTTTGCACCGCAGCGTACAAAGCGTCTCGCCTAGCCGGAGGTTTTACCTTTACTAGTGTGTCTTCAACCAACATAACCTACATCCTGTTTACTATCAGAAAAAAAAAAGCCCCGCTGAAATCTCATTGGGGCTGAAGGGTGTTGTTGTTTAAGCTTCGTTGGCTGGAGCGATATCGCCCGAAAACATGATCTCGTGTTCCAGGACAGAGGAGGGGACCGGGATCGGTGGGCCTTCAGGATTCAGCACCACGAGGCACATCTCGCCAAGGTCAAGTACGACGTGTACGACGACAAAAGCATCACGAAAGGCGACTGCGAAGAACTTGTCATCGAGGACTCCACACTCACAACTTGCACAGCACTCTGGTTCGCCAGGGTTGTCAGATAGCTTTTCTGGAACCTGCTCGCTGTCTTCTAGCGAAGCTCGGTTACTGAGCACTTTGGTGATCGCGTCACCAAACTCAAGTAGTTCGTTGTCGGTAAATCGGTCGAGTGGGTTTGACAAAATCATGTTCCTTCTGCAAACCTTCCTTTGAAAATAAGCGGAACCTCTTTCCGCTCTGTCTTACGTTCTCCATTGAACACTTTTCGGTATCGCGGCGTTTGGCCGTAGTCCTTCCACACCGCCTGGAGTGTGTCATGTATCTCGAGCTGTACACGAAGAAGCGGATGCTCTTTTTGATAAGTCTCATTGTCGTGCTTATCAAATACGGACGTATACAAGGATTGCATCTGTTCGCCTGCCCTTAGGTACAGATCAAACAAGCAGCAAGCGATCGTCAGTGGTACGACGTCCAAGGGCGTGAACAAGTCCATGTTCTCGAGCTGTTCGCCAAGTAGTTTGTACTCCTGCGAAACACGGTTATTCACCCAGAACGGTGGTAACATTTCCTCTGGGGTCCAATCTAGGACCATTGGGATGATTGTTCTTGGACCCACTTTGCTTTCAGCGACTTTCCGTTGATTGCCCATCAACTTCTTTAGTGCCGACGCCTTTCGGTTTCCGTGATCGCTTTCTAGATCGCGGGTTCGGGCGGTTAACCCAAACTGCCCTGCTAGTTTTATGGCAGCTTTGGCTGATCGAACGAGGGGTGGTATCAGTGGGTGCGGGATGTCGCAGCTTGGACCGTCGGTAAAAAGTTGTACGTGGCTTTCTGCCAGTTCTGTTTTCATTATTCGCGAGAAGCACCCCCACTGGGTGCAGTAAGCAGTTAGCCCTTGCCGGTCAACTGCGGCAACACGATCTAGGCCGACGAGGTACTTGCCAATGCGATTCCATTCCTGTTTAGCGTCACCACTAACTGCATCGGGGGCTACAGGCATCTCGGTAGATGCGATCTTCCAGTTGTCATCCTCGATTGGTGTCGGCGTTCTACCCATTGTCTAAATTCACCTCGAATCCTCTATCGATCCTATTCATTCCATCGAGAACAAGCCCTTCGATACCCAGCCTGCCCCCACGACGACCACTATCGACTTTACGCTCGACCGTACTCAGGTGCGACCATTTAGGGTAGGTCTTATTTTTTTGGGGTATTCGTATGCCTAGCGGGTCTTCCTTCCGTAATGCGTCTTGTGTCGCTCTGTAAAACGCAAAGTATAGGTACTGCCGAATCCCTACCTGCTTTGGGTGATTCGGTTTGTAGCGATTTATGATTTTCGGAAACTCAGCTAAAACACTTTGTGTAAGGTCGTCTTGGTTAATCCAATCGTATTTGTTGGCAAATTTGTGAGTTACCTTTTCCGCGATTGCGATAGACCTCTGCCACAGAGCAGCAAACGCCTCGTCATCACCGAACCTAGCTAACAATGCGATGTCGTTGTCTGATAGGTCGGCGACTTGTATGTCACCTCGTTTGTAACCCATAAGTACCTCCATGAATTGGAATAGTAGCATGGTGGTGGCGTTGAGTCAACTGTTGACATCGAGGCTAGTAGACCTCTGCTTCTTTACGTGTGATGAAGAAGTGGATTCCGCCCGTGCATTCTTGCCATCGGTTTTCACCCCATGTGTCACATTTGACTGTTTTACCCACTCGGTACTCGGTGGTCTCATCGTAGTCAGATACCCCAACTTTCGCTCCATCGACTTCTATAACTTCGACTTCCGCAGCCCGGCATTTTCGCCCTGTTGCGTTGGAGCGGGGTACGCCCTCACGCACAATGAGCTTCACTAACACACCACCTCTGCATTTTTTCCAACCAACTACATCACCATCGCTGGGCAGTATAGAAAGTCGAGCGTCTTGCAACTCATCAAACTCGGCACCTTGCAGGTCGGCACCGTACAGGTCGGCACCGTACAGGTCGGCACCTTGCAGGTTGGCACCGTACAGGTCGGCACCTTGCAGGTTGGCACCTTGCAGGTCGGCACCTTGCAGGTCGGCACTTCGCAGGTTGGCACTTCGCAGGTCGGCACCTTGCAGGTCGGCACTTCGCAGGTTGGCACTTCGCAGGTCGGCACTTCGCAGGTCGGCACTTCGCAGGTCGGCACTTCGCAGGTTGGCACCTTGCAGGTCGGCACCTTGCAGGTTGGCAAGCTCGCCGAAACCATACCCCTTCTCGATACGAAGCTTGTGGTTGTCAAGAATCTTCTTTAGGTCTTCTGAATTCATTTTCAAAATCTTTAATGTTAGTAGGCTAGTTCGGGGAATAAGAAACCGGTTGTGTCGATGGACCGCTTCTTTCGAGGCGTGACTGCCAAACCGCTTTGAAGGCGATTTAGGTCTCGAACAGATAACACCAAGTCAAACTTGGAGCAATACTCACGTAGCAGTTGGGTGTTTATAAAATCTCCATATAGCTGCCTAAGCTCTACTTCGAAGTGCTCTTTGTACTTAACGAACGCTTGCAGCATCGTAGGCAGTCTATGCCCTCGAGTAGCGAGGCAATCGAGATAGACTGTGGACTGCACAGATCCGACCATATCGACAAACTGGAATCTAAATAAGTCATACTGAATTTCTCGAAAATGGTGTCGAGGCATACCCTCTCGATCCCATGAAGCTTCCTCGTAAATGGGGTAGGTAATGCTGCTATGACAGCTTTCTACCTGCACCCCTTCCGCTGGGCCATTAACGCAAATGAGCATCGATACGTCCAAGCCGATTGGGTCGCGTGTGGGTGTTTTCCAAGCCGATTGGGTCGCGTGTATATGGCTGGGAAACAGTAGTGATCGTGAACTCAGGTTCGCCGCGACGTACGGTAAACGACATCTGAGTTTGCGAAGTCGCACAAGACGGCAAAGCTGTAAACAGCAAGCCTGCTAGTAGGCGATTAATCAACGAGTAGGTCTTCGGCTTTTTGCGTTGCATCACGCAGTTCCCTTAAGAATTGTGCTGGTGGAATATCTTGCGATTTTGCCAAGTCGACAAAACGCCTAAGCGATTCTTGCAATTGGTCATGTAGTCGAATTCTGCGACGAATCTCATTGCCAATGGTCGCTTTTCGGGAGGTCGCAGTCTCGACCAGTGACGGACCGAGATCAGCTAGGTACAGGTTGTGGATTTTCGTTGGTGCTTCTCGCTGTTGTGGCATAATATTTCCTATGGGGGTGAGTTATAACCTGTTGGTACTTGAGTAATTTTGTTGCGGTGGACTAGAGCACCTTTTCGAATGACCACCTTAGGCACTTTGCGACCTTCGCCTGTCCAAACAAGTGCGGGGTGCGGTCTACGGAAGTGTGGGGTGACCTCAATGCCTTTACCGACTTCCCAGCCAAGGCGACCACGACGACGTGCCTTCGCCACAAGCCGCTCGATATCGGCAGGAGTCAAGTTGTGCTTCGATGCGTCGGAGGTAAGCAACGCAGGTTGCAAGAGATCGGGATTGTTCCCAATCAAACAAAGTGTTGCTACTAGACTCATAACTTGGTTACGAAGTTCCGTGCTAACAGAGATATCCGACTCGACGTTTAGCTGAGCGAGGGTATCTTCAAGGCAACGATCGGACGTTGGGAAGAGCCACGTGTCAAATGAGGGGGCCGCACCCTCAAAGACGCCACAAAAAATACCGACCATCATGCCTGGCCCCTGGCTTGTCATCATTGATTTCAGCTGGATTGTCCGGACTTCTAACGGGCTTTCAAATGGCAGCTGCACAAGTAGCTCATTGAGACCTTGCGGAAGCTGCATCATGCTGGCCTGTACGCGGTTGGTATTGAGTGCCAGCAGCATCGGAAGGACTTTTGGCCAGACGCGGTAGTACGGGCGTCGGCTGTTATGCCATGACCGCTCCCAGTCGAGGGTCGCCATAGCGACCTGTGAACGGTCTTGGATCAAGCCTTCAATCGTTCGGTACATATCATCACGAGAGGTCTTGCCAAACAGGCGGCAGTATATCGCGTAGCTATCAGGGTACTCGTAGAACATGGGCGTGCTCCTAATTGCAGGTCAATTCGTTGTAGACATCTTCGATGAAATCTGTTTCTGGATCGAAGCCGTAGCGGTCGTAGACTTCTTCTGCTTCGTAAGTGAGCCGACCACTAGCCATCGCGATCTCGAGTTGATTGATGTCGTCTTTCAGCCCTGCGTCGGCTTCGTACTTTGGCCAAGGTGAGCTGTACTGCCCGCTGTCGGTAGTAGCCCAGTCATCGGCGTAGAAGTCGCCTGAACGTGCGTCGTAGGCGGTGTATGGAAGTGTCAAGCCGCTGAAGCGAACGTAGAAATCCTCGAGCTTGGAAAGCTGACGTCGCGTGTCAGCCAGATCGGCGTAGCAAGCTTCGCTATGCTCGCGGTGGTACCCAACGCCGATGTTGAAGCCGCGGACACCCAGTGATTCCAGATGGCAGATATCGGAGAAACTACCTCTGCCAATTTCGAAACCAACTAGCTCGAGCATCGACGCTAGGATTTCATGCTCATAGTCGTACATAACTGCATCGGTGCCGCGACGATCAAGCTCAACGAGCCAATTTGGGTTGACGCCTTCTTCCTTGAAATTTTTAGCCGACGAGTTGCCGATCTCTTCGTCGTCACAGACCAGCATGGCACAGTTCGCGAGGCATGAATCATTGTGAATCAGCTCGAGCATACAAGCGATTCCCAACCGATCGTCCAGAGCGATCGAGTTGACTTGATCGCCATTTTGTTCGTAGTTGTGCTTGCCAAAACCGCCGTTCGCCACAGTGTCGGCATGGCAGACGAGCATAGGTGCGTCTTGAGTTGCACCGGGACGAAAAGCGTATTTACGCTTCTTGTTGAACCTGAAGCCGAAGGATTTCAGCACGTTGAAAACTTCGGTTGTGTTCTCTTGACAAAGTTGCTTGAGGAACTTCATAGGTAATCTCCGATTGTGGGGTTCACGCTTAGAATTTGAAGCCGATCGAGTCGCGTGTGAGAAAGTCGCGATCGGCGTTTGGTCAATTATATGTGATGTCGTGCGTCGGTGTCAAGGGCTGTGGCAAGGGTTGACTAAAACCAGTTGACGTTTGCCCATTTGAGCGTGACGATTCCCATCTCTTTCACCTCAATGTGGGTGTAGGCACACTCGCTACTATTATCATCCCACTGCACCAGAATCTCGCTGCTGGGACCGCACCACTTCACCGTGCCTGTCACGCCGTTTGTTGTGCAACACTTCTCGCCTTCAACGAAACAATGGCGAGGATCGATTTGCGAGGGGGTGGTGTTGTAGCGACTGCTGCGATCGTAGACAAAGCGGATCGAGTTGGCGTCACGCTCGTCGTCAAACGCCCAGGGAAGGTAGTGGGTCATCAAGGCCCACAAAAGTTCCGGACTAGGATCGGAATCGCCAGCGATCTGGTCGATCCAGTTCCACAGTTTCGTTGCTTGGTATTGATCTTTGATCTTGGCCAGACGGCGGATGAAACGTTCTTCGACTTGGCTGTTCACTTGAATGGTGCTCATTTTGGCAATCTCCGATTGTGGGGTTCACGCTTAGAATTTGAAGCCGATCGAGTTGCGTGTGAGAAAGTCGCGATCGGCATGTCTATAAGTATAAGGTTAGGTATCGGTAGGTGTCAACAGATCCGTCAACTGTTTTTCAAATTTTGAGCCGATTGCCTCGCGTGTAGTTTCGAATTGACTGTTTCGCGTTGTTCACTGCTAAGCCCTCGCCAGAAAATGATTTCCGCTTTTGTGCGAAAGCATCCTTGGCAGATACCATCTTTCAAGCTGCACTGTTTTGTGCAGGGGCTTTCAGATTTTAAGCCGATTGGGTCGCGTGTCATTTTTAAGCCGATTGGGTCGCGTGTGATGAAAGCCAGTCGATGACTCGCTGGGGTAGCTCGTTTTCGAAACACGCAAATTCAATGTTGTGGTTCTGCCACCATACTTCGCCTTCGACCCCTTCTTCGTCATATAGCAGGGTCGGCTCGAACGACCAGCCAAGCGAGATTGCGATTGTTCGCAGTGTTTCAATGTCGTTTTCGTCCAATGCTTTTCTAAGCCGATTGGGTTGCGTGTATGTTGTCATTTTCTAAGCCGATTGGGTTGCGTGTGATGGAACGCCGCGTTGGGCCTCAGTGCTTCAGAGCGACGATGGAACGCCGCGTTGGGCCTCAGTCGTTAGAGCGACGATGGAACGCCGCGTTGGGCCTCAG